CAAGAGGCAGGGCTGAATGTTAAGATAGCCCCAAGAATGTCTGTTGACGATGGGATTCAAGCGGTTCGTAGGCTTTTGCCAAGATGTTACTTTGACCCGAAAGTTAAGCAAGGTCTGGACTGCTTGAGGAACTACCGCAGGGAATACGATGAGAAAAGGCAAGTGTTCTATGACCGACCTTTACACGATTGGTCTAGTCATGGATCGGATGCCTTCAGGTATCTGGCAATTGGTTTAGACGAGATGAGTTCTTGGTCTAAACCGATCAACAAAACACCGAACTGGATTGTTTAGGAGAAGTTATGTATATGCTGAAGCAAGGCGACTTGGTGAGTGACAAGCGCATGAGAGAACTTGAACAACGAGTAGAAATGCTTGAAAATCTGGTAAAAGAATTACAATCGGCTAAGGTCAAGGGTAGACCGAAAAAGGTAGAACATGAGCCAGAACCTGAAAGCAATTCTTGATGCTGAGATTAATGATGCTCTCGGTTATGTAGACACCGAAACCATCGATCAGAGAACGGAGGCTCTGCAAGCCTACCTCCGTCAACCTTACGGCAACGAAGTCGAAGGTAAATCGCAGATTGTCACTGGCGAAGTTGCAGAGGCTATTGATGGTGCTTTGCCTCCGTTGGTTCGCATCTTTAGCGCATCTGATGAAGTGGTGCGTTTTGATCCTCGTGGCCCACAAGACGAGCGTGGTGCAAAACAAGCCACTGATTACTGTAACTGGGTCTTTCAGAAAGAGAACCAAGGCGTATTGATTCTGCACGATTGGTTCAAAGATGCGCTGATGCAAAAGGTCGGAGTGGTCAAAGCCTATTGGGACGAGTCTGAAGACCTGACCACTGAGCGTTATCAGAACCTGAATGATGACGAACTGGCTTTGTTGTTGTCCGATGATTCTGTTGAGATCACGGAACAAGAAACCTTCAGCCAAGAAGTTGCAACTCCGATGGGTGTTGTCATTGTCAATTCATACAATGTCAAGATTCAGAAGAAAAGCAAGGTTGGTCGAGTTCGTATTGAGAACATTCCTCCTGAAGAGTTCTTGATCAGCAAGCGAGCCAAGCAGATTCAGGATTCTCCGTTTGTCGCACATCGCAGACTCATGACACGCTCTGATCTGATTGCGATGGGCTTTGAAAAGAATGTGATTGACTCGCTACCAACCAGCGATTCTTTGACATTCACCGAGGAGCGTCTTGCACGATTCTCCAATGGTGAGCAACCTACCGACCCAAGTCTGGATTTCTCGATGCAGACTGTGGAAGTGTTTGAGTGCTATATCAAGGCAGACACAGATGGCAAAGGTATCGCATCGCTTAAACAGGTTTTTTACGCAGGTAACGAAATCTTATCTGAAGAAGAAACGGACTATGTGCCGTTTCATTCCCTGTGTCCGATACCAATCCCACACAAATTTTTCGGTAATAGCCTTGCAGATCGGACAGTTGACCTTCAACTTATCAAGACCACCCTCACCCGTCAGATTCTGGATAACCTATACCTGACGAACAACGCAAGGGTGACTGCGGTTGATGGTCAAGTCAACCTTGATGACCTTTTGACCTCTACTGCTGGTGGCGTGATTCGGGTTAAATCTCAAGGTGCTGTTAGCCAGTTGAATGTGCAACCTGTGGCTAACCAAGCCTTCCCGATGTTGTCCTATTTGGATCAGGTTCAGCAGAAGCGCACTGGTGTGACTGATGCCTCTCAAGGTCTTGATCCGAGCATTTTGCAGAATGTGACTGCTGCCGCTGTTGCTAGTATGCAACAAGCCTCTGCTGGCAAGATTGAGATGATTGCTCGAATCTTTGCCGAAACTGGCGTTAAGTCGCTTTTCAAAGGCATTTTGCATCTTCTGTGCAAGTATCAAGACAAGCCTCGCATGATTCGACTGCGTGGCGAGTATGTTCCGTTTGATCCTCGTGAGTGGTCTAACCAATACGATGTGGATGTTAATGTTGGATTGGGTGCTGGTAATCGCCAAGAGCAGATGGCGATGCTGACGATGATTCTGGCTAAACAAGAACAGATGTTGGCTCAGTTTGGTCTTAACAATCCTCTGGTTAGCCTGACGCAATATCGGGGAACATTGGGACGCATGATCGAAGCGGCAGGGTTCAAGGATTCGGCTGAGTTCTTCAAGCCCATTGACCCGATGTTTGAACAAGCGATGGCTCAACCTCAACCCCCGCAACCTGATCCTGTGATGCAAGCGCAGATGGCTAAAGCACAAGCAGATATTCAGGTCATGCAAGCCAAGGCTCAAGCAGATATTCAATTGGCAAGAGAGAAAGCCGCCGCTGATCTGCAACTCCAACAGCAAAAGTTCATGGCTGAGATGGAAATGCGCCGACAAGAGTTTGAGGCTGAAGCGCAACTTAAAGCGATGAAGGTTGGTGCTGGCATTACCTCTAATGTGGAGATTCCTGGATGAAACCAACCGAAATCATCACGGCAGACGCAACTCGAAATGGCGTAGACCCTGCGCCTATTCTGGACAAAGTTGCTCGGTCTGTTAAGTCGGGCAATGGAATCATTCTCCAATCTGGAGAGTCTGTCTTGGTGATTCGTAAGTTTGGTGAAGGTCGAGCAGAACTGCACTTGTTTACGGCTGATGAACCGATGGCGATGCTCAAGGCTTTGCGTGAGTTCATCAAGAAGATTCGCAACTCTGACATTACTGAGGTCTATGGAAATGCAGACAATGGCGAAATTCTCAGGATTCTGAAGAATCTTGGGGTTGAGGTCATGCGGTCTGATATTCCTGACTACAACTGGAAAGCAATCGTTTAAGGAAGCATCATGGGCGCAGTAAGTTCAGTCGTTGATACAGTTGCAGACGCAGTTTCTGGTGTTGTTGAAGCCGTTGGCGATGTTGGATCAAGCATTGATGATGCGGTCAATGATGTAGTGCCAGGTGGATGGGCGACAGTTGCATCCGTTGCCTTGCCGACTTATGCGCCGTTTATTCAAGCAGCCGATGTTTTGGATGAAGGTGGAAGCCTTGAAGATGCGTTGGTTAGAGGCGCAACAACTTATGGACTCCAACAGGCTTTCAGCAATTTAGGTGGCACGACTGACACGACTGGCATCGATGCTGGTGATGTAATCCCAACGACTCCTAGCCAGTTGGAAGGTCTGTATCCTGCTGGTGGGACTTTCAATCCTCCTGTGATTGACACGACTGGTTTGGATATGGGTGAGGTTATCCCGACCACGCCTATTGACCAGACGATTGCACAAGTAACTGCGCCAGTTACTGAGCCAGTTACTCCTGCTCCGACAAATGTGGTTGGCGACTACTTTGACCCACAGAAGATGACTTCTGCCTTAACGCCGAAAGATGTTCTCAACTTGGCGAATGTGGGTTTGACCGCTGCCGCTATCTTGAATCCTCCAAGCATGGATCAAGGCACAGGTGGCCCAGTTTGGAACGAGATGCTTCCGATTCCTGAAGATTGGAAATCTCCTGTTTATCAGACAGAATTCACCCCGATTGACCTTAACAGTATTTTTGGCAATCAGAATTTGTTGGCAAACACGCAATTTGCAACGCCAATGCAACCTATTCAGTTTGCTCAAGCACCGACCATGCAGAATCTGATGGACATGATTCAAGGAATTAATTTTGGACAAAACGCAACTGGCGATCAATCTGTTAAGGGATGATTTCTTCAAAGATCAGATGCAATATCTGGTTGAGTTAGAACTTAACACGATTCAGAATTCTCAGCCTGAAGAATTGGACAAACGAGAGTTTGCATATTCTCGGCTAAACGCTATAAAATATGTTTTAGGGCACTTTGAATCGCTTGCTAAATCGAAAGAGATAGAAGCGAAAAAGTGGAAAATCCTGTAACCGAGGCACTCGGATAGTGCCGAATTTGGGGATGAAATGAGCGAAAACACGACTCCTAATGGAAGTGGGACGCTATCGGTGGAAAGTGCCGCTGGTGCGTTTCTTGGTTTAATGGAAGGTTCGGAAGAAGCCCAACAGGGTGAATCGGAAGAGCAGGAAGTTGAACAAGAGGCACAAGGGCAAGACGAAACCGAACAGGTAGAGGAACAGTCAGAAGAGGAAGAGAAGCCAACCACTTTCCGTGTCAAAGCGGCAGGGGAAGAACGAGAGGTAACTCTTGATGAACTGATTGAAGGCTACCAGTTGGGTGCGGATTACACCAAAAAAACCCAGTCGCTTTCAGAACAACGCAAGGCGGTGGAAGCCGAACGAGCGAAGATCGAAGAAGCGGCAAAACTTAGAGATCAGTATGCTCAGCGTCTGTCGATGATGGAGAAATTCCTTCAGCAACAGAACAAGAGCGAGAATTTGGA